AGTTGCATAGCCAAAATTGGCTGAGATAGGAAAAAAATAATGAAAACATTAGAAGGTGAAAAAAATGAAAATAGCAATGACAGCACCAAGAATTAGGCTTATTATTGCTGATGAAAATTACAAAGAACAACTTTATTGGCTATCGTGTGTTGCCAGTGATCTCAGAAGAGCAAGAAATGATATGATGAGAAGTTGTCTAGTATATTGGCAAAAACAGATCAAAGGAGAAGATGTCCCCCTAAAGGATAATGGAAAACATTTAGAGTATAATACACATATACGGCGAGAATTGACAGAAGATTATGAGTTTGCTAATTCCACGTTGTTGTGGGAAGCGGCTTATAGAACAGCACAAATATTTAAAGCCAAAAAAAAAGATATTATCAAAGGAGACTGTAATCTCCCGATGTTTAAAGACAAGTCAATTCCTGTGCGAGGCTTGGGTACAGAGAAAAGTCCTAAAAGTAAACTTTGGGTTGAGGACGGTGTATATTATTTTAAACCTCTTAGTTTAAATGGGATAGTATTTAAATTTGTGAATATCCACAAAGATAATAGTCTGAAAGTTATTCTTGGAAGGGTTATTGATGGTGAATATAAATTTGGTGATTCTCAGATAATAAAGGATGGCAAAACATGGTATTTACATATGTCATATAGTTTTGAACAAGATATGTCTACTAATAAGCTAAATCCTGATATTGTTTGTGGTGTTGATTTAGGCTGGTCGATCCCTGCGGTTTGTGGTTTGAATAAAGGTTATAATAGAGTGTTTTTGGGAGATAGTCAGCAATTACAAAGATTTAAAACTCAAATTAAGAATCGGAGAAAGAATTTAAGTAGGCAAAGAAATAATTTAGAATCTGGGCACGGCAAGATTTGTTCCATGAAAGCGTTGGATCGTTTATCCTGCAAGGAAAGTAATTTTGTTAAAACATATAATCATACTATAAGCAAAAATATAATTGATTTTTGTTTTAAGCAACAAGCAGGTACAATTCATTTAGAAAAATTAAATAAAGAGGTTAAGAAGAATAAATTTTTAACAGCTTATTGGTCTTATTATCAATTACAAAATATGATAGAATATAAAGCGAAAAAGGAAGGAATAGGAATAAAATATATTGATCCTGCTTACACTAGCCAGATGTGTTCTGAATGTGGACATACAGCGAGAGAGAATAGAAAGACACAATCTGAATTTGTTTGTATTGAATGTGGATATAAGGGGAATGCGGATTATAATGCAGCGGTGAATATTGCAAGATCAACAGAAGTTAAAGTAAAGGCGAAAATCGCTTCGTAATTTGAGGCGTTGAGAATAGTGATAAAAGCAACAATAAAAATGGGAGATTATAGGAATGATTTATTTGAAAAATTGTCCAATTTGTGAATCTGAATTATGGCACGATTTAGATTATTTGAGGAACAAAGAGGTATGGGTTGATAAAGATTATTTATATGAAGATCCTGTGGGTTTTAAGGTTTGCGAAGAATGCGGTTTTTTGACTTATGATTACCAACAAGATGTAGTTTTAAAACAAAGATATAATCAAAACAGCAAGTTGGTTACGGCTAATAATATTATAACTCAAAACAGGAAAAAATATTATCATGAATTATTTTTAGAAGAATTTATGAAAGATATTAAAGGTAATGTATTGGATTATGGCTGTGCGACTGGATCTTTTTTGAAATGGATAAAAGAAAAAACTTCATGCAGTGTTTACGGTGTAGAGATAATAGAAGCATTTGTAGCTTTTGCCAGGCAAGAATATTCTGTTGACATAACTGATGACTTGCAGTTGTTTAATGACTTTGTAAAATTTAATTTTATATCATTATACAAAGTTTTGGAACATTTACAATATCCTCATACAGTTTTATTAGACTTAATAAATAGATCGACTGATGATGCTTTATTTTACATAAGCGTTCCAGTCTGGTTTGATATGGAGTTTGATGAGACATCAGGGGAGCTTACTGATAGTTTTGAAAAATATTATCATCTTAATCATGTGAATGTATTTACATTTAATTCTTTTCATAATCTTTTGAGGAAAGTCGGATTGAAAATAATAAAATCAAATTCTATGATGTATGGACATACGGTATTGTGTGAAAGATGTGAACCAGATTCAAATTACGATAAAGATGATTATAGATTAGTTGAGTTAGCATTACAGAAACAAAAAAATGCTTTTGAGTTGTTTCAACAAAAGAGATTTGAGGAAGCATATAAATTATGTCCAGATTATATTGATGCATATATCATGAATTGTTTTACAAAAGAAACGATGAAAGATTTTAACGTGCAAATTTCAATTTTAGAGGAAGGGCTTGAAAATAATCCGGGTTCTACTAAATTAAGGTTGCAATTAGCACGAACTTTGTATCAATGGGATGAGAACACGCCTGATAAGCAGTTTTATTCTAATAACATTAGGCGTGCTGAAGATATTTTGCTTGATTTGTTAAATGCAAAGCCTGGATTTGAGGAAATTTATAATATTCTGGGTATGATTGAAGCAAAATACAAAAAGAACTATAAGAAAGCAAGAGAATATTTTTCTAAAGTTTTAGAAATAAATCCTTCCAAGTATGGCGAAATTACAAACTTGGTTGGATGGCTATGGAGGGAGGCTGTAAGATGATTGAAGAAAAGATCGAAGAAAAGAAAGTGATAGCTTTAATTATAATGCGTCGTGGTTCGACTGGCATAAAAAATAAATGTATGGAAAAGCTTGGCGGGAAACCGCTTGCTAAAATAATGATTGATAAATGTTTTGAAAGTAGATATATTGATGATGTCTATGTTTCCACTTCTGATGATGAATATAAAGAAATTGTTCGGGAGTGGGGATGTAAAGTCATAGATCGTCCTGTTGAGTTGTCAGAATGGGATGTTCCAAATTTAAATGTTTACAAACATGCAGTTACAGTGCTTGACATAGAAGATGATGATTATGTTGTTTGTATAGATATATGCAAGCCTATGACAACAGTTAAAATGATTGATGATGTTATATCAGTAATGCATCAAGGATCCTTTGATTCAGTTTTCACAGTTAAGCCTTATTCTTTTCAGTTAGCAGATGATAAAAATGCAGTAGTTAGACAAAAACTTGGCAAAAAGCCTTTTATGGCTGCTTTCGGTGCCGTAAGAGCTTTTACGAAAAAAACAATAAAAGATTCCAAACTCGGTACTTGGGGAAAGGGAGAAAAGCATAATGATATTCCCCGTATCCCGAAGTATCATTTTGATATAAACGATATAGAAGATTTTATCGCGGTTGAATATTTGATGATGGCTGGATTTTGATGAGAAAATTAGAAATAACAACACAAGTGCCTTGTTTGAACTTTTGTAATTATTGTCCTCAAGATAATTTAATTAAAAATTATACTGGCAATAAGTTTTTAACACTTGATAGATTTAAGCATTACTTATGTAGTATATCGCGTACTATAAATATACATTTCTCAGGATTCTCAGAACCATTTTTGAATCGAAAGTGTATTGATATGATTGAATTTGCTTATGATGGCGGTCATAAGATTGTTGTTTACACAACAACCATGGGTATGACCAAATCTATTATAAACAAATTATCGGCTATAGATGTAGAGTTGTACATTCATATTCCTAATGTTTCCACACATTTTAATATAGATATTTGGTCTAGGAATGTATTGGAAATAAGCAAAAAAATGGATTTTAAATTTGTTATCGTTTTGCCGTACAATGATAAAATAAAGCAAGTTATAGAGAAAACAAATAAATCGATTATTCAGCAACCATTGATAAACAGAGCTGGAAATTTAGATATTTTGCAGATGGCACCTTTGACAGGGAAAGTAAAATGTCGTGGCAAGAGATACAATCAGAATGTTCTATTGCCGAATGGTGATGTGGTATTATGTTGTATGGATTATTCACTACAATATAAACTAGGTAATCTTAATGAGATATCTTATGATGAATTATTCAAATCAGATGTTTACAGAGAAGTTATAAAAGGAGAACGGGATGATTTGATATGTAGAAAATGTTCAAGGGGGGTGAAAGCATAACATGGAAGATGCACACGACGTATCAAACAATAACAAATATGATGAATTGGACGATATAGATAGACGATTAATTGAATTAAAGCTGCAAACACCTAGTCTAACATATTGCAAGTTGTCTGAAATTGTAGGAGTTAATCGGTTTGTTGTGTCTCATAGAATGAAAAAAAACAAGGTAAAACAAGCTATAAATGATTTCCATAAATCAGCATTGCAAATATTGTTAGATAGTCAAAATGAAGCTGCATTAGTATTGAGACAGCAATTGAAAAGCAAGGATGAGAAGATTGCTCAAGGGGCAGCTAAAGAGATAATAAAGGGTGTATTGAGCGATAGTGTAGATATCCCCAAGGGGCTTATGATAGAATTTGTCAATGGACACAAAAAAGAAAGTTAAATTCAATCTTTTGTCTCATCAATATCAATTCACAGAATCAACAAATAGATATATAGTTAACTCTGGTGGAGTAGGCTCAGGCAAAACTTACGCTATAGTTTTAAAAACTTTGAAATTATGTATAGAGCATCCTGGAATTTTTATTTTAATTGGAGCTCAAACTTACCCTCTTTTGAGAGATACCACATTGAGAGAATTTGTTAATTTAATCCCACCTGAAATGATTAAAAGTTACAATAAAGCCAATCATCATTTTATTTTTGAAAATAATTCTGAGGTAATATTTCGGTCATTCGATGATCCCAATAAGCTTAAATCTTTGAATTTAGGAGCTTGCGGAATTGAAGAAATGTCAGATATATCTGAGGAAATATTTAAAATGTTAAGAACAAGGATGAGGCAAGACAGAATGCCTTGTTGTATATATGGGGCGACTAATCCTGGAACTTTTTCTAATTGGGTGTATAGAATATTTATAGAGAACCCTATACAGAATAGTGAAATAATTTACTCAATAAGTGCTGATAATGCATATTTGCCTTTCGAATATTTAGAAGATTTAGAATACATGAAAGATAGTAACCCGGAATATTATGAGCGGATGGTGATGGGTAAATGGGGCGCTTTAGAAGGATTGATTTATAATTTACCGATTGAACAACGAATAACAGAATTGTTGAGGATTAAAGATTATGATAGGATAATAGCAGGATTAGATTTTGGTTTTACTCATCCAACGGCTTTGGTTGTAATTGGGATAAGGGAAAACATTAGGCATGTCATAAGCGAAGTGTACAGGCACAAGATGACAAGCTCTGATATTATAGATATTGTAAAACAAAAAGAAAAAGAATTCAATATAGAAATAATATATTGTGATAGTTCCAGACCTGAAATAATAGAAGACTTGCAAAGAGAAGGAATACCCGCGGTTGAATCAATTAAAGATGTTTTTGACGGTATAATGTTTATTAAATCTCTAATTGGTAGTAAGAAATTATATGTTAATAAAGAATGTGTTTTCACTTTACGTGAGATGGATTCCTACATATGGGATGCGAAAAATATGATAAAGGAAGTTCCATTAAAAATTAATGATCATTGCTTAGATTCAATTCGTTATGCGTGTTATACTGATCATAAAAAATATGCTGGAGGTATTGAAAAATTTAATAGTGAAGAAGGCAGAGAACAATATGATTGGTAAAAAGATTGACAAAAAAACAATGATGTTGTATTTTACGATCAAATGTGGTCAAGCAATTTGAGGTATAAGATGATTTGCAAATTGGCAATATAGAAATAAGAAAGCTCAAACAAGAGGCCCCGCAACCCAAATCACTTGGGAAAGAAATATCTTCAACTGATTCTTGTTATTTTGACGGTTATGCATTAAAGCCTTACAATCCTGCCTATTTATATCGAAAACGTGACAGTTTTGAGCTTTATGATGACATGCGTGAAGATGATCAGATTTCATCTTTGCTGATGTTAAAAAAGCTAATTGTGTTGAATGCGGATTGGGAAATAGAATGCGATGACGAAAATGTCAAGGAGTTTTTAGAGAAATGCTTTGATGAATATCTTGAAGGAATTTTTCTTAAAACTTTATATGATATCTTGTCTGCTATGGATTATGGATTTAGTGTATCTGAGAAGATATTTGACTATATAGAGCATGACGGCGGAACGAAGATTGTGTTGTCTAAGCTCAAGACTCGTGCACCTCACACATTTACTCTGCCCACAGATAATCATGGTGAATTGATTGAAATAACCCAACATACGAATGGAGAGGATCTCCATCTTGACCCAGAAAAGTTTATTATTTATTCATATAATAAAGAATTCGATAATCCTTATGGCCGGAGTGATTTGAACCGTGGGGTATATCGTGCTTATATTTCAAAAGATGCTTTAATCAAATTTTGGAATATCAGACTTGAAAGGTTTGGTATGCCAACGGCGGTTGGGAAGCTTCCTCGCGGTGCTGGTGAAGCTGAAAAAAATATATTTAAATCTATACTTAAAAATATACAATCCAAAACATCAATAACAATGCCGGAGGATTTTCAACTTGATTTACTTGAAGCATCAAAGGGTCAAGCTGAATATGACAAAGCTATAGATAAATACGATACTATGATAGCGAGAAAACTGCTTATACCTGATTTACTAGGTTTTTCAGGAAAGGAAACCGGTGGAGGGTCTTATGCCCTAGGTAAAGAGCAATTTAATATATTTTACAATGTGATAGAATTTATAAGATTAGACATAGAGTCTATTGTTAATAAAGAGATAATCCAAAATTTGGTTTTTTGGAATTTTGGTAACAAGATAGATGCTAAATTTAAGTTTAATAAAGCTGATGAAGATAGAAGAAATAAGGATATGGCCACCTGGATCGAAGCTGTTAAGACAGGTAAAGTGCCAGTCACTAACAATCACATAAACTGGCTCATGGCTTTAATAAATGCTCCTGAGATCACTGATGAAGAATTTAAGAAAATGGAAGAGGAGAAGGCCGCTTTTCGGGATGCAATTGGTAATAAAGAAAATGATAATAAGCAAGATGAGAAGAAAGACGATGGGGAAGACGAAAACGAATCAAAAGATCAGGAACAAAAGAAAAACTTTAGTTTAGAGTTGAATCGTGAACTAAGTGTATATGAGAAAAAAATAGATTTTGCCAAGATTGCAAGAGAGACTGAGGGCATAGAAAATAAGTATAAGTCAGAATTAGCTAATGTTTTTGAATTATCTATAAATGCTCTTATGAATGATATTAAGTCCAAAAAAATAATTGAAAAGAAGCGATTTGATTTAGTCAACAAGCTGTCATTGAAACACACGAACAAAACACACTCTTTGATTAAATCAATATTAAAAGATTCTTATAAATCCGGGGCATCATCTTTTGACAGAAGTAATTATAAAATTGAAGTAGATATAACTGAATTGGATAATGATGATGTGGCCAAATGGGTAAATGAATATTCATTATACATAACTGGTGTAGAAGAAGAGTTTATTCTTGGTAAAGTTAAAGCTGCACTTATTGAAGGCATTCGGGGTGGTATAGGCATCAAGGAAATGGTGGGAATGCTAGATGAAACATTAAAAGGATATAATGTTTTGCTAGGTGCTTCGAGATTAGAGACAATAATTAGAACTATATCGTTGTCCGGTTTTAATGAAGCCAGGGCACAGCAATTTGAGAAATTTAAAGATGAAATAATAGCTTTTCAGTATAGCGCTATTTTGGATGGCAGGACATCAGAGATATGTTTAAAATTTGATAAGAATGGAAAGGGTTATTATCATCCTTCCGAGATAAGTAAGATAAACCCACCTAATCATTTTAATTGCAGATCTTTGCTTGTTCCGATTTTTAGTGATGAAGAAATGCCTGAAGTTGGCACACTTCCGTCCAATATATCACGAGCTCAAGGTAATTTTTGGAAAACAGGAGAATAAAATGTCTGGATTAAGTCAAGCATTAAGATTAAATGTATTAGATCATTTTACAGGGGTGGCCGCATGGTCTGCACCAGCTGCCACATGGATTGCTTTATATTCTGCAGATGCATCAGCAACTGGAGCCGGAACAGAGCTATCTGGAAATGGATATGATCGTGTGCAATGTAGCGCATGGAATGCAGCCGCTGCTTCTGGCACGGTAGCAGAAGCTACAAACAATGGGGCCTTATCTTTCCCTACGGCAACAGCTGGTTGGTCTACCGTAACCTGTGTCGGAGTTTACAATACACAAACAGCTGGAACATTTTTAGCTTATGCCACGATAACAGCCAAAACAATTGAAGCTAATGATGTGGTAAGAATAGCCGACACAGCTTTGAAAATTAAATTAAAGGAAACATAATTCATATGAGCAATTATCATGTCTTAGATGTAAACGATAAGGAAGATAAAATTAATGTCGCATTTCATATAGTCGTTCCTGATGAGTTAAACGCTGTTGGAGTTAATTTAATGGAATGTGTGTCTCAGTTTATAGACCAAACCACAAAAGTTCCTTGGTTGGAAGTTGATTTTCCTACAGAATATATTCAAATTGGCAACGGTGAAGTGTATGAGTATTCTATTACTGTTCAGGTTGACGCTAATCTTTCAGTTTTAGATAAAAGGACATTGTTAGATAATAGATTTAATACATTAAATACGGCAATCCCTGAAGTGTTAAGAAAAAGATTTAAATTTTGGGGATTAAATAGGGATGTATAATGGCAACAGCTAAAAAAATATGGGCTACAGCAACAACTTTATTTTCAACGAATGCTTATGGAGGTGGAGATTCAGATATCGCTGCTGATGGGGCATGGGATTATACGAGTAACATAGACTTAGAAACTGATGGATACGAGGGTGTTCATATTGCTATAGAGTATGATTCAGCTGGAACCACAGACGATTTCGAGGTTGGGATATTCCCCTCTTTAGACGGTAGTGCCTTTGATGATCTTCCTAAGGCTATATACAAGTTCGACAACAATAGCGGAGCTGATACTCAAGTCTCGATTAAAGTATTCGATTGGGCGAATTTAAGGCTAGGTTTAAGAACGGCTGGGACTACAGATACTTTTGACGCTAGAATAATTCATCAACGTTGGAGATGGGATGTTAGCTAAACCGGATCATAATACTATATTCAATCCTCCAACCGGATTAGTATCATTCTTTTTGTTCAATTCTCAAGCGACCGAAGAAGAATACGACGTATTCGGGGGCAATGATGGAGTTGTTACAGGTGGTTCATGGGAGAGCAATGACCAGGGTTTAACATATCTTCTTGAAGATGAAGATTATATCAATTTTGGCGGGACTGAATGGAGCATAAGCGATGAATTTACTATCTTTATGAGATTATGCTTGAGATCGAATGTAGCCGGTATTGATTACGATTCTGTCATTCAACGCGGGAGGTACTTTTTCCCTTTCGCCGTTCGGTTAACGACTGGTAATAATTTAAACTTCGCAACACGAACAACAGCAATGAATTATTTAAACAGTACATCAACTTTATCATTAAACGAATGGTATGACTTGGTATTCACAAGAGATAAAAACGGGGTTAAAAATATTTATATAAACGGTGTAAATGACGGAACTGATACTCAAGCGGGTGATCTTGATTTCGGTTCAGGTCAGGAAACTATTCTGGGCAAAGACTACGATGCTGGTGTTTTGTATTCAGATATTGAAATAGCGTGTTTGATAATGTTTAATAAAGCATTAACGGAAGGTCGGGTTAAATATTTTGATCCTTTTGAGATGTTTTATAGAAACAGATTCAGAGGATTTTATGTCGCTGCTGGGGGGACTATACATGACATAACTCCAATTGTTGATAATGTTTTTGAGAAAACATCCGTATTGGCAGCGATTAAAGACGTTCAAGTTGAAGCTGAATCAATTAACGAAATAACCCTACAGCTAGGGGCAATAAAAGTTTTGTCTCCTGTTATAGATAATGTTTTTGAAATTGTTGCTAGTACGCATAATATTAAATCAGTTGATGTTGTAATTGATAATACGATAGAAATTTTAACAAGTTTGACTTCGGCTGGGTTAGTTAATATCTCACCTATTATCGAATGTGTTTCAGATACAATAATTACATTGGGTAGTTTGAAGGCCATTTCTTTTATTATAGACAATCAAAGTGAAAATGTGGCTAGTGTATATAATGAAAAATTTTTAGATTCAATTATAGAGTCAACTTTTGAAATAAATTCAACTCTTGCTAATATTAAAAATGTATCGGTTTCTATAGATAATTCTGTAGAGTTAGCTATCGCTTTGGGGTTATTGAAAGATTTATCTGTAATAATAGAAAACAGTTTTGATATTGCAGTAACGTTAACCACTGAGCAAATCACTGGATTAATTGAGCAATTATATTTATCAACTCCTTTGGCAAAAAGCATAAATGTTAAATCAATTTTAACAAAAGAACTATTTGAAAAAGCAAGATTAACGAAAGAAATATCAACTATTACAAAATTAAACTAATATGTCTAAAGTATATGTAAACCAAACAAAATTAAGAATCAATTTTGATTTTGAAACGTCAATTACTGGATGTTCATCTGTAATTATAAATGTGCGTCAACCTGGAGGATCAACCACGACGTGGACGGCGACGGTAAACGATTTGGCTAGTGGTACTGCTTATTTTGAGAATTTTACAACAACCACATTGCCAACAAAGGGGACATATTATTTGCAGCCAACCACTACTTTTTCAGATGGTACAGGCGCATCATGTGAAACTTACAAGTTAAAAGTTTACGGTGAATATGAATAAGTATTGACAAGTTATAGCGTTGAATATATATTGAATTATATTGAATTTTTTTGTATTGTTGTCAAACAACCATAAAGGTTTTGACAATGCCTCTTCCAATACCTCACGAAGATGAATCGAAAGATGATTTCGTTTCTCGTTGCATGAGTGACGATATCCTACTAGAAGAATACCCAGACGAAAATCAACGATTAGCTATTTGCCATTCTCAATTTGAAAAAACTTTTGAAGAAAGAAAAGTTTATGATATTGATAATGTCGAAATATTTAAAGCAGGCATATGGAATGGCCATTCATTTAGTGAAAAAGATATTGATGATATTGTAAAAAGTTTTAATGATATCGGAAGCGAAATAAAACCTTATATTAAATTAGGCCATGATGATAAACAGAAACTACTTCAAAAAGACGGATATCCGTCTGCTGGATGGATAGTATCACTTAGGAAAAATGGCGGGAAATTATTAGCATCGTTTAGGGGCATACCTGAGAAAATATATAAACTTATTAAAAAAAAGGCTTATGGTCGTTTTAGTGCTGAAATTTATCATAATTTAACTATTGGGAATAAGAAATATCCTTATGTATTAAAAGCGGTATCATTGCTGGGAGCGGACACTCCGGCCGTTGAGGGGCTGGATGATTTTATAGATTTATATACTGAAAATAATTATAGATATGATAAAATAATACTATATGACGAGGTATACAACATGGGGGAACTTGAAGAACTCCAAAAGAAAGTAGCTCAAATGGCTAATGATATGGATGGTCTCCAAAAGGCCAATTCGGAGCTTATTAAAGAAAATGATGTTATTAAAAATGAAAACATGGAATTAAATCGTAAAGCTGAAGAGCAAATAAGATTAAACAGAGAAGCCGAAATTCAAAGATTTATGAATGACATGGTAAAAGAAGGAAAGGTTTTGCCAAGTCAAGTCGATTATTTTGTTGCATTGTGTATGAATAGCGATGTTTTAACATTTACTAATAGTCAAAATCAAAAAATTGAAGGCAGTTCTCTTGATCTTGTAAAACAAATTATTGAAAATAATGATGTTAATAAATTTTCTGAGAATAGTGAAAAGGGTAAATCCAAAGACATGAAGTATTCAGATATGGATGATGAAGAAAAGGACGAATATCTCGATAAAGAAATCAAGAAATATTGTCGTGAAAATAAAGTAGATTATATCGATGCTTACCAGATTGTCCTTGAAAAACTAGAAGAGGAGGGCGAATAAGATGGCTATACATGGAATTGGAAAAGAATATGACGTCACATTTAAGTGTGATGGGAATATGAAAACTACTACAAGTCAATATAAAGTAGTCGCAATGGTGCCAGGAACAACCGGTAATGCTGACTGGACAGTCCAACTATGCGGTTATACTGGAACGGCTGGCAATGCAACAGCTTCTTCGCTTGTGCCGATTGGGATAAATCAATCTTATTTAAGCTCTTCTTCTGAGTCATGTGACGTTCGTTTGTTTGGTCTCAGCAAGGCGACTTGTGCAGAATCTATAACTGCGGGTGAATTTGTAAAAGCTGCCTATGGTGCAGCTGCTTCTAGCACGGTTATTCACGGAAATATCGCAGCTATAGACAGTGGTAAAACAAGTACTGTTTTTGCTGATACAACGGTAACGTCATCCCATGGAGTTTGCTTAGGTCGAGCCATGGAAGATGGTTCAACTGGAACGGTTATAACAATTTTCGTCAATCCGTCATTGTACGAATCGACATTTATGTAAAAAGGAGGGCTTATGCCTAGACAGGGTAGTGTAAGAGTTGTAAAGACTCTATCTAATATAGCATTGCAATACAAAAACTCTGCGTATATTTTCCAAGATATACTTAAAGATGTTTTTGTAGAACATGATACAGACAAGTACTGGGTTTTAAATTCAAGTTTTAAGTTGCCTGAAACGATTAGGGCAAATGGAACACCGTCTAAAATGCATACTTGGGATGCTTCAACATCGAGTTATACAGTTAATGAGCATGCTTTAAAAGATGTTATAACAGAAAATGATCGTGATAACTCAGATTTAAATCTTGACCAATTAACCACAGAAGAATTGACTGATAAAATTCTTCTCAGGCAAGAATATGAAGCACATGAGTTGTTGTTTACAATAACTACGTTCTCAAATTATGCAGGGACTCTAACAGGTGATAACCTCTGGGGGACTACATCTTCTGCTCCAGTATTAAATATGCTTTCAGCATCGAGTTACATTGAAAGATATTCAGGTAAAACACCCAACACGGTTGTCATGGGAAGGTCTGTACATGATGTACTCAAGGAAAGTTCTGTTATTTATGGCAGAATCCAATATGTTGAAAGACAAATTGTAACCAAGGAGCTTTTAGCAGCGTTATTTGATGTAGATAATGTTTATGTTGGATCGGCTGTTATTGATGCAACAAAGGAAGGTGAAACTGCAACAATGACTTACCTATGGGGTGGTGATGTGCTATTGGCTTATTTCGACCCGAATCCAGGAGGAAGAAAGGTCACGGCTGCATGTCAATTTAGAGTAAAGAAAAAGGGATTGCCATATCGTGTCAAGAAGTGGTATGAAGAAGATATCGAGGGTGACTTTATAGAAGTACAAACTAAATGTAAACCCAAGGCGGTAGCGACGTCGTGTGGCTATCTTCTGAAAGGAGTTAATGGATAATGTCAGAACAAATGGTAGTTGTTAAAGCAGATCCAGAACAAATGGAGCGTCACAAAAAAGGCTTTGAGGTAACTAGAGAAAAGCAGATTACAAAATATGCAAATGACGGCAAAAAAAAGATCATTAAAGAAATTCATTTCGCTAATGGGATCACAAAAAGTGTTCTGATTGGTTTAATGAAAAATAAAAGAGTCATATTTGATCGAGGGATCGACTTTAAGAAAATATGAGTTATTCAACTGCTACATCAATTTTAGCTATTCTGCCCGGTCTTCCGGCGACAACTTCGGCTGATGGCTATTCTAGCACAGTCTCACTAATAGAGTCTCACATTGTCCGGGCAGATAGTTTTATTGATGCTAAATGTTCAAGAAGGTATAGTTTGCCTTTCAGTCCTGTTCCGCCTTTCATTCGTACAATTAGCGAAGATATTTCGTCATGGTTTGTGTACAGGTCTGAATTTTCAACAGATATTAAAACAGATTTTGAGAACAGGTTTGAAGATGCGGTGGAATGGCTTAACCAAATCCAAGCCGGTGAATTAAATCTTGTTGATACATCTGGTAGTTTGGTGGCTGAGCTGTCTACAACTTCAGCTGGATTTTTGGATTCAAATACAAAAGATTATCAACCGTTTTTTGATGAAGATGAACCAGTATCCTGGAAGATAGACGCTGATAAAAAAGACGGCATAGCGGATAATAGATGATAGCAGTTAAACTTGATTTAGGAAAAGTTGAAAAGAAATTCAAAAAGCTAGAGCAAAAGGCTTTAAGGCCTAAACGTACAATCGATATTATAGCTGCCAAGGCGTGGAGAAATGTATTAGATCATTTCAAAACACAATCTACACCCGAAGGAAAGAAATGGCAAGGATGGAAACATAAAGGAAAGAGGGTAAGGGTTAGACCTTATGGCCGTGGTGGAAGCATGTTATTGCAAGATACGGGATATTTAAGAATGTCTACTCGTTTTAAAACTGTTAAAAGTGATGCTATAGTATATACTAAGACAAAATATGCTGATTATCAAAATAAAATGCGAAAATTTATGGGTATAGACAAAGCTACAAGGAAAAAACTAAAAAGTGTTTTGCAAAAAGGATTATTTAGATCATGAATTTAGTATCCATATTGGGAAGTATTGAGAATTTGATTATTAAAAACAATACGGCAACTTCTGATTATGACGTTAGCGATGGATTGCAAAACAGAGTCAAGAAAACCCATAAAGGCGTTTCAGGAATGCATGAAACTTTTCCAGTTATTAAATCTCAACAGCCAGTTATTTTTATTGAAATCGACTCTACAAGTGATAATATTTCACAGATTGGTAATTCCGCAAGACGAAATGTTGAATTAAATTTTAATATTGTTTCAATTATGGATTATGGAATGGGCGTATCTTTGGAAGGTGAATCAAGAGAAAAACTATCTTTAGAATCGATAAGACTTTCTCAAAATATTGAAACATTGTTTAGAAACAATATTACAATATCAAATACTGTAGATTGGTGCAGAGTAGAAGCTGTAACCTACTCAACAAATATTGAAGACACAGCATATCAGAATATTTCCATAATTCCTGTTTATGCTGAATTATTGACAACTTAAGAGGTAATATGTTATCACAACAAGAAGTATTAGAACAATCAAGAAACGCATTTAATCAATCACATGAAGTATGGGTTAAGCATTGTGAAGAGAATGGAAGATTGTATCGTGAACAAGGAAATTCATTTCAAGATATAGCATTCCAGGGGTTAGGCAAAACTTTATTATGTGTAGCTTATGGCCCTAGTACTGAAAAATATATGGATACTATTACTAAGTATAAAGACAATGTAGATGTGGCTTGTGTTGATAAAGCATTTGGCAAATTATACGAAAATGGAATAAAAGCTAAATATGTTTTTCTTGCTGATGCAGGGATAAGTTATGAGCAGTGGTGCGAACCATTTTTGGATTATACTGAAGATATGGTTTTGTTATCAAATATAAATGCTAATCCGAAATGGACAAAAAACTGGAAAGGTAAAGTTATATTTTATGTCAATAAAGATAATATAAATAGCGAAAAGATATATTCTAAAGTATCAGGTTGTAATGAACTCATTCCGGCATCAAGTAACGTGGGAAACGCGGTTGTTATTTTTGCTGAACAAGTTTTAAAATATGATCAATATCTGTTGGTAGGTTATGACTACTGCTGGCGTGATGATGAAAATTATTATGCTTATCATGATAATAATAAAAGATATTGGATGAAGCATTATGTTAGTATCGATCAATTTGGTAATCTTATAAATACGAGTGGTAATTTATTGTTTTCGGCAAGATGGTTGTCTGATTATGTTAAAGCGAAATTGCCGCATGTGAGAATATTTAATTGTAGTGGCTCAGGCATACTTAATCTAGGTTCTGCAAACTTAGAAGTTAAATTATCTAAGGCGGGACAAAGGAAATTAACAGATAGAGAGAAACAGCTTTTTATATTAAACAGAAGCAAGTCGATCATGGTTAATCCTGAGGATGGTAATAATAAACTACAAGAAGTTTTAAGAGATAATAATGTTGTGAATGTTATAGTAAATTTTATAAGTGATGAAACTATAAAATTCATGGAGGCTCAATGGGCAAATTAAAGTATATAGATCATAGATATATTTTTATACCAAAATTAAAAAATCATAAAACAGGAATTAGATTTCCAAATTCTTCAAATATTGCAATTGTAACTACAAGAGAAAAAATAAATTTATTGAAAATGAAAAATGGAAATAAAGAATGTTGGGAAGAAGTAAAAGAAGAGGAGGAAGTTAATGGCGATTGGTGATAGTGCAAGATTTGGGTATGAAGCAAGTCTTGGCATAGCAGAAGAGACTACATTCGGAACAAAAGTGGATTCTTTTGCATATGTTGAGTTTAATAGTGAATCTCTTAAGTTAAATAGAGAAGAATTGAAACTTGAGAGTATTAATACTTCCAGGGATTATATAAAACGCATGTTAGGCCAGGATAGTGTCGAAGGCAGCATCGAGTTGTTTTTTAATCCTGCAGAGGACGCATGTGTGAGATTGATGAAACAAGCTATGGGTGGTACTGTATCGAGTTCCACGTTAACGGCTGGTGCGATAGCTCATACTTTAAATGCTGGAGACATGGAGAATAATCAATCAACATCTGGTGCAGCTGATGTTAAAAGTTTAAGTATTCAACTTTCAATAGGAGATACTTCTACAAATTCAATCGGATGGGATTACCTTGGATGTAGAATTAATAGTTTATCACTGAAAGGTGAGATTGGTAGCCCGGTTGTAATGACTACTGAAATTATAGGAAAAGCAGCTTCAACAACTGCAAGTACGCCAACGGTTTCTTTTTCAGACATAAAACCTGTAAATTTCACAGGAATAACATTGCAAACTGGAGATTCTATTACCAATGTTTCAGCTGAAACTTTTATTGGATTTGAGTTAACTATAAACAATAATCTCATTGGTGATACAAACGCTAGGGGACTGGGATCAAGAACTGTTAATGTATTACCGCCTTCCAGGCGAGAGGTAATGCTTAAGTTAACACAAAGATTTGACACACTTACTTCATACAATAGAGCTATCCAAGGCACGATGACTGCTATTAAAATAATATTGGATTCAGAACAAACAATAACAGCCGGTGGATCCACATATTCAACTGCTATAAATTTGCCAGCATGTTATTTCAATTCCAATCAGCCTGAGTTTAGTGATTTTGGGATATTGACACATGAAGTTGAAGTGAGTGCAATAAAAGAAAATACGACTTCTTCTTATTCTGTGCAAATTCAAATAAATAATGCTACGAATAATTATTAAGGAGATATTAAATGATAATAAATATTGACGAATTAATACCAGAAGATAAAACAATAATTTTTCATAATGAGGAATTAAAGATATCGAATGAAGTGCCTGTCAAAATGATTTTAAATCTAATGAAATGTAATGCTGATATGCAAGAAAATCCTGTTGATGAAAAAATAAATTTAAATTTAATAAATGTTTTATCAGATATAATCAAATTCAAAAATCCTGATTTTGATAAACAAAAATTTGCAGACTCAGTTACATTAAGAGAAATTGGAGAATTATCAAAGGTCATATTTGACATTAAAGATGATATAAAAAAAAACATATAAAAAAGTTGATATAAAGCTAATTATAGGGTGCTATTGTGAATTTTATCATTTGTCAGGAGAACAGGCTTTAAACGAGATTTGGCCTGTTTTTTTGTCTAATTTGGAATATAGAAATTATATTATCAACAAAGAAATAGAATGGCAAAAACAACAGAAGAAATAAGATTAGTCGTTAAATCTGAACTAGATAAATTAGTTAAAGATTTAAAAAAGACTAATAACGAAATTGCAGAATCCACAAAACAAAATAAGGGATTAACCAGCTCTCTTGCTAATGTGAAAGTTGGTTATCTGGCGTTGGCTAGCGGTCTTGTTGCTGTTACAGCTGCTTATGCTAAAACTGTTACGGCGGCATCTGATGCTGAAGAAGTAACGTCAAAGTTTAATACAGTTTTCAAAGGCGTTACGAAAGACATGGATGCTTCTGTCAGACTTTTGACTGATAGCTATGCAATGTCTACAACAGAAGCCAAGAAACATCTTTCTTCTGTACAAGATTTATTAGTTCCTATGGGCATGGCTTCTGATAGCGCAGCTCTAATGTCAGAGGAAGTTGTTAGATTAGCTGCAGACTTGGGTTCTTTTAACAAAATGCCAACCGCGCAAGTAATGGCAGACATACAAAGTGGATTAATTGGTAATTTTGAAACCATGCAAAAGCATGGTGTCGTTATGAATGAAACAGTAATAAGACAAAAAGCGTTAAATTTAGGCTTAGACATTGGGAAAGGTGTTATTGACGCAAACACAAAAGCGCAAGTTGCTTTTAAGTTAATGCTTGAGGGATCGGCAGCCGCGATTGGCGATATGGATAGAAAACAAAACTCTTATGCTAATACAGTAAAAAGATTAAATGCTTATTTTGATGATTTTATGGTGGAAATAGGAAAAGAGTTATTGCCGGTATTGACTGATTTGATGAATCAAATTATAGATACAACTAAAAGCTCTGAATGGTTTTTAAATGCTATTGTATCCACCACAAAAGGCATAGCACAAATGATAAGTTATGCTATATCGTTAGTTGAATGGATAGGCAAGATAGGCGATTTTTTTGAGAGACATTCTGGTAAAATAAAAATTTTACATGCTGCATCGGCGGGCTTGTGGGGCGATGTTATTAAAAATTATAAAAATTACTTAGATCATGATAAAGAGATAGCCAAACAGCAAGATGCACGAGCAGCTAAAGTCAAGGAAGTAGCGAACATAGAAAAAGCATCAATTGCTGATTTAAACAATTTCAGAGTGGAAGCTAGCGAAAAACAGAAAAAAACAATGGAAAATGTGCATAATTCGCACAAGGCTACATTGGATGAATATAGGCAATATATATATGAGCAAAAGGAACTCGAGGAGTTAGAGGAAACCGAAAGGAGAGATAGGCTTCTAGAAGCATTTGGAGAGGATTTAGAGAAGCGGGAAGCTATTAAACGGAAATATGAAGAAAATGTCGCTGCAATGGAAGCTGAATTTTTTAAACAAAAATTTGACGCTACGTTGGTTCATACTCAAAACGTGTTAGGCGTAATGAGTCAAATGTCATCACAATTAACTAATTTGTTTAATCAACGTATGCAAAACGAACAAATAGCATTAGAGAATAATTATAAACATGCAACAGACATTTTAGATAAACAATATCAAGACGAGAAAAAAAGAATAGAGCAAAGCAATAGAGATCAGGAAACAAAAGATAAATTGTTGCGGGAATTAGATGAAAAATATGCTAAAGACAAAACAGCTTTGGATTCACATATGGAATCTGAAAAACGACGCATTGCAAGAGATGGCGCAGCAGCTGCGAAAAAATTTGCTGTATTTGAAACAATTGTTAATACGTTGGCTGGTGCAATCGCAGCTTATAAATCTTTAGCAGCGATACCAATTGTTGGCCCTGCTCTTGGTGCAGCAGCAGCAGCAGCAATAACGACTGTAGGAGTCAAGACAGCACAAGCCATAAAAGCTCAACCATTGCCAGCGGCGTTCGAGGGAGCGTTTATTAAAGGTTCAGCGCAAGGAACTCCTGTTCTAGCTGGTGAAAAAGGTAAATCAGAAGCTATTATTCCGTTTGAAAACGAAGAAGCAATGGAAAAACTTTCCGGATTCGGTACTACCCAATATGTGTTTAACATAGATAATTTATATGCTACTGAAGATATACCTTCGGAAGTTGCCATAGCTATAGATAGAGCTTTATTGAAGCTACACCAAAATAAAAATTCTGCTTTTGCCGAGGCTGTAGTATGAGCAACATGGAATTTTTAAATATTAATTTCTTGAATACTACAACTTTGGCGAGTTGTAGCTCTGGATCTACTACTGTTGCATATTTGTTTGATAGAAATATATCTAATCAATTTCAGAGTTCCGGAGACGATGACGATGCTACTACAACTACATTAGAAATTATTTTTCCTTCGGTTAAAGAAGTTGATAGAATTGTTTTGCAAAATATAAATCTTAAATCATTTCATATTTACTATGATAATACTACTACTAATAGATTTTCATTAACTTCAGCAGACACGGGCACATCCGTATGGTCTCAAAATAGTGCCACTAGTTTATTTCTTAAATTAGAAACTATAAAAACAATATCATCATTACATATACAAATGACAGCGACAATTGATGCAAATGAAAATAAAAAAATTGGTGAATTATGGATCACATCTAAAATATTAACATTAGAACACAACCCAGGTTCACAACAATATAAGCCAAAATTTGATAGAAAAGAATATACTCATAACATGAGTGATGGCGGGACTGCACATTATATAATAGACAAATCTTTTATGTGTAATATGAAATTAACTTATCAATCGAATTCAATGACTAATGCTTTATTAGACATTTATGAAGATGCAGATCCTTTTGTTTTTGTTCCATTCCCTACGGCTTCCTCTTGGGAAGGACGACACATTTATGAAGTAAACTGGGTCGGTGATTATGATTTTTTGCAACCAGCTAAAAATAATTATTCAAGTTATGGGTGGTCAGGGAACTTGCAATTAAAGGAAACACCACGATGAGTAATGATTTTTCACAAGATATAAACTGCAAAGCTGTATGGAATTTTGATGATGGTGCATTAACTACAGATTCTAAGGGTACTAATACTCTTACTGATAACAATACTGTAGGGCAAAGTGTAGATTGCAAACAAGGAAGCAGGTCGGCTGATTTTGAATCTACTAATAGTGAATATTTGTCTATAACTGATGCTAATTTAGATTCCGGGTTTCCTTTGAAAAGCGGTGAAAGTAATAAGAATATAAGTATATGCTTTTGGTTTTGCCCAGAAACAAAAGAGTCTGGTGATCTATATATGATTTTTACTAAATTTGATGAAGCAAGCAATAAAATGAGTATTTTGGTCGCGCTGGGATATGAATCATTAATCATATATTTTGGTTATAATAGTGGGGCAAGTTATCATTCTGTTGGATTTTCACATGATTTTAAAGTTGGGGAATGGTATCATGTAGGAATAACATATCAAAATTCTGATTATAGTTATTGTATTCGAGTGTGGGATGATAGCGCTCAAGAATCTTTAGATAACCAAACAGGCACATTGGCGAATGAAATATCAATTACGGATGCAGATGTTCGTATAGGATCGGTTGTTAATGCGGATTGGTTTGATATTTATGATGGCTTATTAGATGAGCTTGTTATATTCAATGATGTTTTATCTGTTACCGAAATAGATTATATCCGTGATGCAATTTATGGCGTCGGGATTAGTAATATAATCAAAAAAAACAAAAATGAAATGTTTAGACGTTTGTATTTTAAACGTCGAATTGCTGGAGAATACGATGACGATTGGCAGCCTGTACCACAAAAATATATTATTCGATTTGGGACTAATTCTTTTTCGATTGATGATATAAAAGCTAATTTTTTAAAGTTCTCTGGGTTAACATTTCAAGTTGACAATAAAGACGGATATTTTGCTGATACGGTAGATTCTAAATCTATATTTTATAACGTCACTTCAATTATGAAAACACTTGTAAAAGTTGAATGTGGTTATAAATTTCAGGGATATGAATTCCCTGTATCTCCAATTGTGTACTTGGGGGTAATTGGAGAAGATTATAAATATGTTGAAGATAGCAAGGTGTCTTTCAGTACTAAACATTTATCTAGTATATTTGATGATGTTCCGGCTGATCAGCTTCCTGGTTTAACTAATTCGGCTTATACGGCTAGTGAGATAATGACTAAAATTAAAGATTTTGAGGACAGCAATGCCGTTATA